ATGTCTGGTTTTTATCGAACCAATTTGGGAAGAGTTGCGCTTCAACAACGTAATATTACGTTAAATGCAAAACAAAGACGTTTACTTCTATTAATAGACCATGAAGATTTTCAAAGTCTCGATACTGAGTTTAAAAAGCGGATCGCCCCACCAGAACTGATACAACAGCTCATTGACTTAAAACTAATTGCACCTTCTAGTGAAAATTATTCAGAGTTACCTGAACAAATATCTCCCCAAGAGTCATCTATAACAACTAAAGAAATACATCAAAAAAATGTTGACGAGAATAAAAGTAATGATTTAGTTGGAGAAATTCAGGTTCCTCACTCAACGTCTGCGCCTTCAAATATTGAAAATAACCAACCAAGCATTCCAGTTCAACAGCTCTCTTTTGAAGAAATACAACAGTTGATGAAGCAAAGCTTAAGCCAATACTGTGGCCTTATGGCAAAGCCACTTATTCAAAAAATAGAGCAAATAAAAACACTTCAAGAACTTAAAATGTGCCAAATGCAATGGATTACCAGTTTGCAGGAATCACGTATTCCTCCTCATGAGCTAGCACATACGCTCCATTCTATTAATTATTCAATTCAGCTTATTCAGCAACGCATCTAAAATAGAACAAGCTGCTGTTTAATTAAGCATTAAACTCACTTGGTACGTATTTCGTGCTTTACCTACCGGTGTTTTTTTCCTATGATGTGCCCCACACATGTGCGCTCGTAGCTCAGTTGGATAGAGTACAGGTTTCCGAAGCCTGGGGTCGTGGGTTCGATCCCCGCCGAGCGCACCAATCTATTTTATAAAATCAATAACTTATATATATTTTGGCGTATATTTGGCGTAATGCGCTATTTATCCACAGGTTTAGAGGTAATTTTGCTTCTTATCAAAGGTCCATCTTTTACCGTTGTAAGTCACGGTGCCGTCCAAATTAATCGGCAACTCTTTTAATGAATAGTCGTAGATTTTAACAACATTCCCATTCTTATCTAAGTCAGCGGGTAGATTGCAAGTATTCTCCATCCTGCCCGCTTCCGAAACCATGATCATTAATTGCTGCATGATAAAACCTCGAGAGAATATGAAATGAGAAAAACTTTGCTCAAAATGTGCAATTATCCAGATTATTGAGCAAATAATTGCACACTAAAAAGTCATTACTCAAGAGCCTTCACAAGCGCACCGTGTCTTGCTTTGCAGTCATTATATTTTGCAACTGTATCAACTGACCAGATCATTAAATCTTTGCCCGTTGTTCCTGCCAATTCATTTAGATTTGGGCATGGTTGAATAAGATTAGCTGGTATTACCGGCTTTGATAAGATCGTTGATTTGGTACACCCCATCATCATCAATACAGCTAGACTTATAAACAGGACGCTCCACCATCTTTTGCACTTCACGCTCAATATATTCGACTTTAGTGTTTTGCTCTGCTTTGACTTGCTCATAGTCTGCGCTCACTTTATTGATCTGATTTTGCTTTTCTGCAAGAGCTTTCAAATTCTTGCGCTCAATCTCTTGGATCTGAGATTGACACTTTTGTTCAGCTTCTTTTAGCTGACCAGTTTTGTAATTGAGTACGGCCAAAGATATGGCCAATAAAAAAGCGAGAAACACAATAATGATTTCTCGCCAATATTTAGCAGCAAATACAATCCACATCACTGCGCTCCTATACATTTTGCGTGTCGTTCTACTTGTCTGGTCCAAACCCCGTAGCAACCATTTTTGCGAATAGAACAATCACGCTTTGCAACATACTTATATTTAAGTAATGAGTCGCAAGCTGCCTTATACTTCCCTACCTTTAGATTTTTCAGCATTGATGAGCTAGACCATGCACCAATCCCGTATTGATACGTGAAATCGAGGTATAGGTCATATTCAGTTTGTGATAATTTCACGCCCTTCAATGAATCTTTAAACGCGACTTCACGCTTAGCCACATCATTTCGCAACCACTTATCTGCGGTCGCACGTGTAATTGGTGGATCTGTCATTTTTACGGGTGAGCCATCTGGTTTGAATGTTGAACCATGGCCCTGTGTTGGACGATCCCCTTTAACGGGTATCACTGGCTTTGATGTAAACCCTTCATCATTTTTTACGCCCACAAAAAAAGCAGCCGAAGCTGCTAAGAATGCTGCGATATATTTAGTCTTGTTTGACATTACAGTCACCTTTCTTTTCTAAGCTTTCTAAATAAGCTTTCAGTGCAATTTCATCGCGCTTATTTTTCTTTTTGGCGTAATACCAGTTCATTAAAAAACCAGCTAAACCAATGATGATACTGACCCAAAATGCTAAATCGATTGACCCGATCCACGCCGAAACTGCTCCTGCCACACTTCCCCCGTATGTTGCACCCTTACTAGCCGCCAAAGCGGTCGATGTATCTATAATTTGCTGATTGTCTGCCATGCAGCCCCCTAATTTCGGCAATAAAAAAGCACCCAGTTGGGTGCTATCTAAGAAATTTCTAAATTAAAAATTTACTGCTTCAATTTCTTCATATGTCAAAGCAGTTTCAATTTTCTGTCGTGCAATACGCCCTCTTTCGTGAACGCCTGCAATATGTGCCTGCAAAGCAGCGTAAAGCTCTTTAAGCTGCTGCGCTGTCAATTCAACTGTTGAGTTATCTGCAAGTGTCCATGTTTGATCTACCTCCGCAGCAGCCGCACCCATGATACGACCTTGTGACACTTGATCTGAGTCATAAATATTGCCCTCAAACTCAAAACCACCAAACTCAAGTTGATCTCGCATGACTTTAATCTCGGCCCACTTCTGGGCTTTGATTTCATCCAGGGTGCGAGGGTCAATCCATTGCTTTATGTCATAGTTAAATATGTGGTACGGGGATGGCTGAGCAGGCATCTCTACCCACCCACCCTGATAAAACATATTTGAGCTTGGCGGGTCATCAACCGCAACTCCATCTTTCGGGGTGTTTAAAACAACTGTTTCTTCATTTGCATAAATCATCTGAAGAATTTCGCCATTTTTTGAAATAATTGCTGTCATTTTTTCAGCTCCAGCGCAACAAAACGAATGTTATTCACACCGAATACACCTGATGGGTGATTCAATACAACTCTTATTGCTCTACTCCCTCTATTTGCAAATCCAAGCTTAAGAGTGTAAGTCGTAGTACCAATTGTGTTATCAGTGTCTATTATCGCAAGAGCGTTTATAGCTCCTTCAAAATAGAATCCAGATTGACCAAGCACTTGTGTCGGCGGCACTTCCGCTCGCCCCACCAGAACAGACCCTTTGTATACAGAAAGCACTAATCTGAGCATCAATCTGTCATTTTCACTAAGATTGCCGTTGTCTTGAGCATAAGCAGTCAAATATGCAGATGCTGCTACATTACAAGAAGCATCAAATCTGCATTGCCCTCCTTGTCTATTTAGCGTTATCGTCGCAAGCGGGCTAAACTTTGCTTCCCACTCGGTCAATTGAGCAGTGAAATCAAAGTATTGCGGGAAAAATTCCCCAGTGGTCCGTACAATATTTGGGTTTGAGACTCCAATTGGCACTGTAACTGCTTCATTTTGAATTTTTAGCGTAGTCACCGCCAAATCATCAATCTTCCCACTAGTCACCGCCAAATTATCAATCTGCGCAGATTTCACAGCCAAGTCTTTAATATGGGACGTATCAATAGATGCATAATCCATAAATGCGGTTTTGAGATAAGCCCCTACCGGAAATACCGTGCCTGTGTTTGGGTCGGTGTAAGGCGTATTGCGGAAAATGAATGGGTAATAACCAGTGCTATCACCTGAACCAATCGCAAATGAATCAAAGTTCAGAATAAAATCAGATTCTTTGCCATCGTTAGCACCGCCCCATCCTGCAACTTTGCCGTTTACGTCAAGCTTGATGTACTTTTGCGCATACAAGCCGTTTACTGATTCGCTCACCTCCTGAATTGATGCGGTGTTTTGACCTACGGTTGTTTGCAAGGTTGTTGTTGCTTGCACGTTTGCAGAAACAGCATCAGCATTCGCTTTGATTTGTTGCTTGTATAAAGCATCGTTTTCTTTAATCGTTGCAACAACTTGATCTGTACGTTTAGATTGAGCCAAATCGCCTTCAATACGTGCAGATTGCTCCGACCATACGCCTGCATAACCTCCCTCATTACCAATTAACTCGGATTCCGAGCCGATTAAAGGCGGGTTAAGCTGTGCATATACGCCGTCAATTCTCGTAGTCTGAGCAATAATCTTATTATCAACATCTTTGATATCTGATTTAACTTGATCAAGTGCACCAGTTGATGCTTTATCATCAAGCTCAAGATTAATGGAATCAATCGCTTCGGCATTTGCCGATGATTGCTCAACTGCTACCTGTGCAGATTGGCGTACAGTTGCAAGAGCACTATCATTACTTGCGATATACGTATCAATCTTTTGAACTGTTACTTTATCGCCTTCAATTCGCGCTTCAACTTCTTGCCGTGCGTAAGCACGTAAATCATTAACTTCAACAACTGTCGTATCAATACGCTTACTAAGTGCTAAATCCCCTTCGATCATTGCCGATTGAACAGACCATGTGCCAGCGAAGCCCTGATCATTACCGATCAAATCAGACTCAGATCCAATCAAAGGTGGATTTAACTGTGCATATACACCGTCCGTTTTTTCTGCTACAAGTGAAAGATCATTCGCAACAACTTGAATGTCTTGCTGAACTGCTGCAATACCATCTTCACTTGACTGTTTAACAGTATTTACAACTTCAAGAACACCTTCATCACCATCAATAATTTGCTGTGATAAACCATCTTTGGCTTGCTGAATAGCGTTTTGTCGATCAATGACTTCTTGTGCAATCCGATCTTTCGTATTTTGAATATCTTGCTTAATTGGTCCAATTTCAGCATCAATAGTCTCAATATGATCAATCTTGGTTTTAAGATCCTGACTAAGTTGTGTTTCACTTATTTGATTGTTCAAGAGCTCAAGAACATCTGTTGCATCGGCAGAAGTTGTCGCATGAGTCCAGTCCGACCATGATCCAATGTTTCCAATCCTATCGATCAAGCGGCCACGATAAAATTGAGTCAGATTTGGCTGCAAGCCTTGAATCGTATGTGTGGTAGTTGGATAAGCGAATAAGCCCAATTGAGTAATGTTGCTGGTACCATCCGGAGAAACTTGAATCTCGGTATAAGCTGTATCTAGAGCACCAGTTGCAGGGAAGCCCCAATCAAGTTTTATACCGAATAAGATTCCTGTCGCTTGGATAAATGCCAATTTTGGAGGTAAACCCTGCTTTCCAGAGAGTTCAGTCAAAGTTGAATAAACTGGTAAAGAAGCTATCTCAAAAGCTGAAATCGCTGTTACACGTGCTTGATATTGACCCGCATAAATACCTGGTACTTCGACTGAGTTGTTGCCAGTAATTGGTAGCTTAATCCAACTACCATCATCTTTACGCCACTCAACCTGATACTTAACTGCACCTTTTGCTTGCGCCCAGGACACAATCATTGTTGCTACGTTAATTCCCTGGTCTACTCTGCTTTCACTTGTAATCGTTAAATCAGAAACAGGGTCTTGTAGTGACGGGTTCACAATCGAAATCGGAACCTCATCAAAATAAGCACCTTTATCGATCGCATCAAATTTGGCTGGGTTATATTGAAGTGCAGTCACTGAAAATTGATGACTTTCGTCTTGAGTAATCGAGATCACTCGAAACTTCATTGTTGCTAAATCTTGGGCATCCATTACCCACACATTTTGAGTAGCAATAGCGTCAAACTCATGAGTAACAGTAACAACTCGACCAGAGATAGATTGAACAATACGCGCTTGAGCCTTTCCATCCTCGCCATTAATAATCAGCCTGTCACCGGCAACTGCGACCACATCATCACGGTCAAGCGTAATGCTTTTACGATCTGCTGAAATAGCTGATACACGACCACCATTTGCACGACCTGCAAATAAAGGATCAGCAACTTCAATCACTTTCCCCGGCAATGGTATATAACCGTCCAGACCAACCTTGAAGGACACAGTACGTGTTTCAAGTTGCTCAGACTTTAATGCCCACCAGCCTGCTCTCTGCGCTTGTCCACGCGAAGTGCATCCCCAAGCATCAATTTCCAAAATACGAACTTGGCCGGCCTCAGCAATCGCCTTTTCATCGCGAACAAACTCATATTCGGTTTTGTAGTGATTAGCTGGGTTATCCCATGCAATTTTTACAACATTATGTCTATCTCGAGCACGGGTTCCCGCGTACTCAAAATTGCCATCAATAACATTAGCCCGGGTATACGTGAAGTAAGTATCTTGGGGAATATCCGCATCACAAATAATGCTATTACCATCCCAAAATGTGATAGCACGGAATACACCAGCTAACTTAGTTAAAATCTCAAATGCACCTTCGGCACTCTGAAGATAAACGTTACAAGTAAAGCGTGGTTCTTGACCGCCCAACCCATCCGGCACCATTTGGTCACAGTATTGTGCTAAACGATATAAAGACCACTTATCAACCATTAGCGGGGTTAATCGGTCACCCAAAGCATAACGGTCTACGGTGCATATATCGTAATAGATCCAAGCTGGATTATTGGAATATGCCTCTTTGAAAGTACCGTCCCACATTCCAATATACTGACGTGTAACCGGATTATAATTTGTAGGGACTTTTAGGATTCTCCCCTTCGCATCCACAGCAACTTTAGCAACGTTTCCAAAGGTCTCGGCATCGTATTGAAGGCCCAATAATGCTGTGTTTGGGTAACGTAATTTCGCATCGATCACTTCTGTAACAGCTGCAATATACATCTTGTCGCTGATATATTCAGAAGATGAGTTCGGCGTCAGACGGCGTACACGTACAAGCCAACCAGAATCAGCTCGAGGCAAATCAATGCGGTGTGCTCGCTCGTAATTTGCAGAAGTCTTATCTGAAATCTTGGTTTTTAGTACTTCAGTCCAGACACCTCCATCAGTCTGTAAATCGATTGCGTATTCGATCGTTACGCCTGATACATCACCATTTGTAGCATTCTGAGTACGCAAAGGACCCCACTTTAAGCGCAAACGAACAGCATCAAGATCAAGATTACTAAAAGCTCGAACCCATGGCGTTTCAGACTTTAACTCCACATCGATGGCAGTTTCACTTTCTACTGCAGGAAAACCCTCAATGTATTCCTGATCATTAGTACCATTTCTAAAATCAACTTTTACATTTTCAAAGTTAAGGCTTCCATCTGCATTCTGAAGTGGAGTTTCTTCTAAATAAATTGACTGAAGCCCATTAGCTAAACCTTCAATCTCGCCTTCAGCTAAACCATATAGAACCTTGATAAAAGTTTTCGATTGTGCAGAATCTGGTGAAATGACAGGTTGCCGTTGTTTTTTACTGCCTTTTTTTGCGCCTACTACTGCATTCATAAGAAATCTCACGCAATAAAAAAGGCGCTAGAAAGCGCCTGTTAATTAAAATTTACATCTGATCTTCTGGATATTGACCAGCACTGATAATGAAGCCGCCGATTTCCCGTTGACCATAAAGAATTGGAACAGGATTACCTTGTGCAACTGTAGTTACTGCACCGCCAAAGCCTTTGTTGGCACGGTTGCCGTCTTGGTTTTGGTCTTGAGTATTATCAATTTTTGGCATGAGCATTGATGCAACCCCTCCCATAGCCATGCCAGCACCTGCACCTATCAATGCAACCTGAGCAGCCTGACCAATACCTGGTATAAATGAAGCAGCTATCAGAATCGCACCAAGTACAAGTTGCAAAATCCCATTATTGCCACCAGCCCCCATTACACGCGGGACGATATGAATAGTGTCTGCTTCAGTATTCATGTCTAGCTGCTCTTCACCGATGTTATCGCCGGTAATGAGCCGCTTAGTTTCGTGGTCATAAATCGCTGGGCGTTTCTTGCCTCGCTTATTACTTGAGTTCTTTGATTTTAAAAATACGGCAAAGCGTAGGCCTTGCTCATGAGCATGCAACATAAAGTGTTCAAAGCCAGCGATCTGAACAGATAATGCACGCATGGCTTCACGTGTATTTGCGACATCGAGCTTAAATTCACGACCGAATTTTTGCCCCAAGATGCCGTACAACTTAATTGTTTTTAACATCTCTATGCCTCAAGATTTTTACCGTTCTGGTTGACCATTGCGGTCCATAGATTTCACGTATAGATTTACGGCCGTGAAGCTGATGCAAAATTAATGTATTGCCAATACAAGGTTCGGTATCTTCGGACTTCAGCATTGCATTATCACCAAGCCAAATAATGCAATGATTTGGGTGTTCTGTTCGTGGTACTCGGCAAATCAACATATCTCCATATTGCGGAGTGTCCACTTCATAGAAACCGGCTTTCGGAAAGTTATCAATCAATATTGACGGATGATCTTTGTCTTCCCACCAGCCATCTTTTCGTTCAAAGTCTGGCAATTTAATACCTAGCTCACGATCATAAAAGTCACGGACTAGTGCATAACAGTCCTGAAAATGATGAATATAATTACGCCCCACTAAAGGGGCGCGATAACCAAATGGTTCATAAACTTGAAAATCCAGATCCGGATATGAACAAATTACCCACGGCTTTTGATGTAACTCAATTTGAATCAGATCAAGTTCCGAAGCTTTTGTTGTTCCATCTGGATGAGAGTGAACATAAGCTAAGATTTCGCCTTGATCTTCAGCACTTGCCAAATCCTCGGGATGAATTTCAAATTGATCAGATTGTTCGGCAATATTGCGACAAGCGATATATTGCTTATCAACAATCACACCACAGCATTCAAGCGGATAGCATTCATCAGCATGCGCCATGATTGCTTTTTTTAGTTTCGCTGTAAGTTTCATAAAACCTCACAATAAACTTGAAGCCGGGAACCCACCAAATGGCAACGGTTTGTTTTCACCATGTCGCAATCGGCAAGACCGCAGGCGCCCACCACATCGATCAAGTGCCGGATTATCAGTTGGCTCATCTTTATCAGTGAACATTGCTACACCTGTGTAACCACACTCTTCGCCCCGATACTTCCCGACCATGCACCAATGACAAAGTGAAGTAATTTGTCGAACTGGGATTTTCAAACCCTCAAAATCGATTGGATTGGACAGCTCGAAAGTCACTTGTTGTGCATTTTCAGATGTCTTTTGCTCGATGTACCAGATTTGCTCTTTTGATTCATTCGATGCAGTTGGATTACCTGCTGTGAAGTTTTCAGCATCTAAGTATTTAGCAAGAGTGGTAATAACTTTAAGTTTTGCACCAGCAAAGTCTTTAAACTGCAAACAGTAAGCAGACACAGCATTTTGGATGCCGTTAATGTTGTTTGCCATTGATAAGGTCGGCGCTGAAGCTTTACCATCACTTCGCATTTCTAGACCATTCACCTCTAGTGCCATTGGCTCAAATACTTGACCTTGCCAGATAATATTGCGGTTCCATACTTTTTGATTGCCAGCATCGAATATCTTTCCAATGCTGCCAGAATCAGCACCAATTAAACCTTCAGAACCAATTGACGTATAAATTTTTTGCCAGTCTTGAAAAGCTATATGCCCGTGGAAACGTAAAATGCCAGCACCTAAGCTGCTGGCATCTAGTTCATACAAATGGATTAATCCATCAACATACAGCTTCTGGAAATCACTATTCAGTGTCATTTTCTGTCACCACTGGCATTTCGGGTACTGGTTTAGGAATTTCTTGCAAGCGAATATCGATCCAGCGGCCCGTTGAAATATCAACTGGATTATCCAAATCAGCAATAATTGAAGCAGACTCAACATCAAACTTCTTTTTAAAAGTTTTGATTTCAATATCTTTATTTTCTAATTGCTGATAAATCACAGCAAAAAGAATGTTCCCGTTAGCATCTTTTGGCGTTTCGATATACCAACCTTCCGTTGCAAAACCGGATGATCCTTTAACAAGGTAATGACCAATGCCTAATTTCTCAAAAGAGAGGGGTTGCTCAGCAGCTTCATCGTTAGGTTCAATTTTATCTGCAAATAGTTTAACAACGGGAGATGCTGACTTGATGAAACCATTTGCATCCACAGTTGTATTTTTTGATGATAAGATTTTACGCCACGGCTGAAACGTATTTACATTCCAGTTTACAGACCTGACATAAAAATCGGAGTTATGCGTTATGCTTAATTGCGCACAAGCATCAGTTGAATCGTTAATATCTAAATTAATAATTGCCTGAGAATTGTTGTCAGGATAGTCTCCAGCACTTGAAATATTATTACCATTATTTTGCCAATAAAAGGCATTACCATTTCCCCTCAATGTTGATAATTTTTGACTACCTAATAGAATTGACTTTCCAACTCCAAAAGTGCCAACCTCCATCACATTGCCTGTAGCTGTACCTACATATCGGCTAGCTGCATGGGTGTTATTCGTAAAGTTTTCATTCATTTTTGCGCCGGTAGAGCGGAATGTATCACCGCCAGCGCCAGTCGGTGCTGTTCCAAGATTTACAGTTTGGATTGTCATTTTCTTACTCACATAAAAAAAGCCCCTAAATAGGGGCTTTAAAGGGGTTTAAATTAAGGGTAAAAAACTTGGGTGAATGTCGTAGAGATTTGCCAAACATCACCACCTAAACAACGGGGTTGATATTCTCCAGCTTTAACTCTAACTTCACCGTCTAAAGGCGAATCCCAAAGAAACGAGTCAGCTCCTTTGTGGTCATCAAAGAATGCTTTGATTTGCATAATTTCGGCTTTGTAAGCCGTTCTTTGATAAGTCCATTCACCAGCTCGGTTATTGATACCTACAGCAATGTTTTGTTCATATCCATCACCAAATTTGCTTGATAACGTATTAAAGCTCTGCGAACCTGAGTTACCTTCTAAATCTTGGCACCAAGTGAATTTACGATTACTCACAGTTAATATTCTCCAATAATAAACCCACTTTACTGAGTGGGTTTATTTGGGTTTAAGTGGTTAAATTTAGGTATTAGCGTCTCACTAGATTAAACAAGACACCACCTTGACGGCTTTCGCGTCTAGCCCATGCGTCCATTGCATTATTCAGAGATTCAGCAATTTGCTTTTGCCCTTGTGTATTGACGCTTGCGGATCCATCAGCAAACGTAATTTGCTGACTAATTTGCACATTGCCCTCATTAGACCCGTTTTGACGATTATTTAAATAATTCGTCAAATCTTTGTTCTGTTGAGGGTTTAATACACGTTCACCACCATCTAAAAGCCATGTACCTTCTTTGGGAATGTTATCAATACCATTATGAGCCATACCCGAGATAGTTTGACCCGCAATCATCCCAACATTTGCCATACCCATGCCTAAAACGAGATTTGCTGCTGTTTGTTTACTCACAACATCTAAATACCAATTACTTCCCATAATATCGCTATAGGCTTTAAAAGCATTTATTGTTGCAGATGCAATCGCAAATGATTGCTGTGCTAAAAACATTGCTTTATAGATACCAGACTGCTCACCTGCTGCATCTTTGACAATACCAGTCATATTAGACCAGTAGCCAGAAAGTTGGCTGGTTAAGCTGCTCAATTGGCTTAGTTGAGAGTCATAAATTGATCTGTTTAGATCCATTTCATCTTGAGCATACTTTTTATCTAAGTCTGCTTTAGCTTTCAAAAACTGTTCACGAGCAGCCAGTAGTTCTTGATTTCTGGTTGCTTCAGATTCAAGAAAAATACTGTTATCGGCTTTTGCATTTATTCCTGACACTTGATTGTCGTATTGATCTTTTAATCCAGACATGTCGCTAGAATATTGATTTTGCAAATTAAACTTTGAAAACTCTTCAGGATTAAGTCTATTAAATAGAGATTGAGCAGAGTTCTGACCAACTTGAAAGACGCTGTCAGAAGCTTGGTTTAAAGTTTCAAAAATTGCATAATCCTTAGATTTTGCCATCTCTTCGCGAACACGTTTACTTAAACTATAAGTTTGAAGTATTTCTTCACGTTCACGTTGGTAGCGCTTCACTACAATTTCAGTCTGATTAAGATAACCCTCAAACGCCGACTGAATTTGTGCATCTTCTTCGCGTTTTACGGCAGCAATTTCAACTTGTTTTTGACGCTCAAGAGCAGCTTTAATCTCTAAAGCTTTTTTCGATTTCCCGTACTCATACTCGGCATTAGAGTCGATTAACTCTTTTTGTCGATCAAAGTTTTGTTCAATCTGCTTGATTCGATCAGTTTCAAAAGCAAAGTACTGGTTGTACTCTTCCTTTTTATCAGACTCAAGTTTTGCAATTTGAGCGGCATATAATGCATTCTCTTGAGCAAGCTTTTCTTTTAACTGCGGTGTACCAGCGTACGCAAGTGTGATCTTATCAATATTATCTTGATGCTCCTTTGCAAGTCGTTGAGCTTCAGTGTAATACCGTGCGTTAACTTCTTTTCTTGCCTCATCAATAGCCTGTTGAGACTCGGCAGCTTTGTTGATTAATTCAAGTTGATCTGCCTGTGTAGGCATTAAAATTGAATTATCTACAGTAGATTTCCCAGATACTCCAGCGAACCATTTTTGGAAACCCGGTACGTAACCAGCAACCTCTTTGCGCTTGCTATCTGATAGACCACCTTTCAAATAGGTTCTTAAGCCACCTGCACCTGCATTGTAGGCCATTAAGGCTTTTGCACGATCACCAAAATCTTGGTAGTGTTTTTGCAAGTCTTTTGCCGCTGCTGTTGCAACTTCTTCAATCGAACTTTTGGCATTAAGACCATACTGTTTTCTAAACACGCTAGTAGTTTGAAAAAGACCCATTGCCCCAGTATGACTTTTTGCTCCAGCATTCGCCCCAGACTCTTGAAGAATCAAGGCAGCAAGTGTTCCAGCAGGCAAACCATACAAACTTTCAATCTGAGCAAAATTATTTGCCTTAGCAATACCTTGTGCACGAGCAATTGCCTCTAACTCAGGTTTCCCAAAAGTATAGTTTTTGCGATTAAAGCTATTAAGTGCTGCATCAGCAACCGCTTTTGGCAATTTAATTTTATATGCATTTTCTTCATTGGTATTAGCTTGAGCATCAGCAAAAAATTCAGCCTTCTCTCTAGTCCAACCGCCTACACGCATATTTTCCTGAATATACTTCTCACGCAAAGCATCCTTGTTGGCTTGGGTAATGTAGTCTCGTTGAGCTTTAGTTAAATTCTTATATGCCTCCGTTGAAATGTTTAAGGCTTTAGCTTGTGCTTGCTGGGCCTTAGTTGTTTCATCGGTAACATTTTTAACTAATGCCTGAATTTCCTTTTGATGATTAATGGAGTTGTTGGCATCATTAATTTTTGAGTCTAATTCAGCAACAAACTTGAGTGTGCTTTCGCTTACTAGCCCCTGACTTTGTAACTGGGCAAATGCATTTTTTGCCTTGTCTCCACCCTCTTTTAAACTGTTCAAATAGTTCTGGATAGCTGTAAGCTGATTAACATCACCCTGAACTTTTAAATCATGTTCAAATTGTTCAAGGGCGGTAAAAAGGCTTTTTAGTTCTTTTGTTTGCTTTTCAATTTCATCATTAGCTTGAATACCTCTTATTGCAAGTTGTGACGCGGTAAGTTTTTTATACTTCTCTCGCAATTCATCCACTGATAGCCCTTGGTCGCTAAGAGCCTCTGTAGCATCCTTAGTCTGTTGAGTCATTAGATAATATGCGCCACCCGCTACAACCAACTGAGCAGCTAACATGCCTAATCCCGCTGGCCCACCAAGTAAAGCAAGAACACCCGTAGTTGCTCCCGCAGTTCTAGCAAAACTAAATAGCCCTACTTGCGCGCGTAATGCAAAAATAGCAGTCTGTCCTAGTTGATATGTTGCAACAACTAAAGCGGGAACAAATCTAGTTGCTATACCAGCAGACACAGCAATCGCAATGGCTTTTATTTCGCCCCAATTATCAATAACCATTTTGACTGCTGGAACTACATTATTTATTAGGCGATTTTCTAAGCCCTGCCATTGTAAATCCATCAGCATTAATTGTTTTTTAGCTTCCGAAAGATTCGCGGCTAATTCATCAGACATAATTGCGCCAGCTTTTTCAGCTGCATCGCCCCATTCTTTAAAACCTTTACCACCTTTTTCTAATAGTGGAATTAACAAAGAAGAATCAGAGATGATTGCTTCCATATAGAACTTCATATCATTCGTTGAAGCGCCAGCTTTTTCCAAAGAGTTGTAAAATAGCTGTAGTGCATCTGGTCCTGATAACTTCTGGAATTGTTGAATTGTTACACCGACTTTCGGAGCAATATTTTCAAAAAAGTCAGCTAAAGGACCACCGCCCGTTTGCTGAAAATCGCCAATACGATCTTGCATATCTTTCATTTTGTCAGCAAAGGACTCCATTGATATGCCCGCTGACTCTGCACCCTTTGCAAAATATTGAAAGTCCCTTACTGAAGCATTAGCAAGTTTTGAAAATTTCTGAATATCACTGCCTGTTTGAATTACTTTTTCGCTATAACTAACTAGGTTCGCAATAGAAAGCCCTGCAATGGCACCACCAAGCGCACTTACTGCAATAGCAGCAACATTTATAGAACTGGCAATTCCTTGGCTTGATGTACGGGCTTGGCGCTCTGCCTTGCTCAATGGTTCAGTAAAACTAGCTGTTTGAACAACTAAATCTAATGTTAATCTGCCAAGTGAATTAGTTGCCATGGCTTTTCTCCAGATATAAAAAAACCCACTCATTGAGCGGGTTGTTCTAAGTTAAATAGGCTCTACGTAATAAGTGGTGGAAATTAAAAAAACAAAGCCATCATTTATACAGCTTTGCTCTCACTTAATTTAAGCCCAACGATTAAATTCGTAATAATCGATACCACATGGTTTACGTTCAATCAGATTTAAACAATCACCCTGAAATACCATTGGCAATTGTTTCTGTAAAGCTGTATTGAACTCCGATGTAGATTCTTTCATTTCATCAAGTAATTTAGTCAATAATGATTGAGCATCTTCACGATCTCGAAGTAAGCGCTTAATTAACGCTTCTTCACATGCATAGCGAGCTTTTAGATACGGCTCAATGATACTGAGAATGCGATTAAACTCTTGTGCCAATACTGGTAAATGTTCAATCTCAAACTTAGCAGGACTTGGAACACCAGTCACATTGCGAAGTGAATACCAAATAGCACTACTGACAGATTGCTTCTGATCTAAATGACCTGCACAGCACCAAATCAAACGCTTGATATTGAGCATATCGTTGTTGTTGATGTAGTTGCGTGGAGTAATGGGCTTAGGTGCTTCGTATTTACCTGTTTTGCGGATTGATGGAAGAACCTCGGAAGTTACCCATTTTTTGAATTTCTTAGCTTCTGGTTTGCGGCTTTTAAGGATTGCTGAGTAAAGCCCAGACTCGTTGATAATCGTTAAATCCTGACTTCCAGAGGGGGTACGCAGATTGTGCGTACCCTTCTCATCGTCATCTAAAAAGCGAGTCATGTCACTTGCCATACGGTAATCTAATGCACTTGCAACATCGGAAGCCACAAACCAAAGCTCACCATTTAGATCGATAATGCGGACGTTGTATTCATTGTGGAAAGTGAATTGTGTTAAACTAGTCATGTCTTAAATCTCCTTTGGTTTAGACATAAGCCCCCTGCCTGATTTCGACGTCTGCAAGGGGTTTTCTATTTCGGGATTAATCATCCTGATAGACTCATCTTAATTTAATATCTTTTATTGTGTCAATTCTTTTTATTGTGCTATCACAAAAAATAGTAATTATCTTTTATTGTGCTAAAATATTCTAAAATTTAATGTGTGGTGCAACAATGGAAGTAAAGAATAATGTTGCTTGTTTACGTGAAAAAGCAGACTTAACAGTTTACGAGCTATCAAAACGATGTGGTTTTGTTAGTGGCAGCAGAGTTCTGTCCAACTATGTGACAAGAGCTGAGCAGGGACATTCTGTCAAGGTTGATACAGCCTTATCTATATACACCGAACTAAAAAAAGCTGGTGTGTGTGAAAGGTTTGAAGATGTGTTCTGGCTTGATGATTCTACTGAGTTAAAAAAAGCACCCTAGGGTGCTTTTTTGTCATCTTTCAGTATGATAATTCCCATCTTTTCCTAAGAACAAAATCTTGTACTCATTACCTACTACATCTGCTCCATATGAATTTTGTGCGGTGTACTCAATACTAACCTTAAGTAAAATACCTTCTTGTTTTACAAATGCACTTCTTGGACGAAAAGAGTATGGATTCTTTAATCCAATTTTAGCCAAATCAGAAATGAAATATAAATTGTGTGAGATATCCTTTTTAGAAAGCGGAACATTTATATTCTTATCTAGAATCGCAGTAATTGTAATTTTTGAGTTCTTGCTTTCTCCATCTTTGAGCAAACCTTGATAGGTAGAATTCTTATAAATTAAATCCTTTGAGTTTGATTTTTTAAGATTTGCAGAAGCAATACTAAAGAGTCTTTTATTCTCCTCAATTCTTTTTTCAATAGCTTGAGACTGTTCAAAATTAAATTTTTCTGGTTCAGTAATTTCATTAAAATTTAAAAAAGTTAATGTTGATGTTAAATCTATTTTCTTAAAATTATCATTTGAGCTAAATGATGAATTTAATGCGGAAATTAGATTAGGTGTTCTATTGCCAATTATATAACTCTTCGATTCTTCATCTATTAAAGCCACAAGAATCTCGTTGTTTTTAGGATCAAATGCAACGAAACTTTTCAAATGCTGCCCAACAATTTTATTTTTATTTTGAGCATATTCAGCAGTTAAAATACCGTTTGCGACATTATTCTCACCAATACAACCATCAACATCAAAATCTGTTGACTTCATGCCTCCAAATTCCATTAGCTTGAAATCAAACATCCCTTTGAAATTCGAATCATAAGCAAGCAAATTAAAGCCTCTTAACTTACAATCTTCTGAAGTTTTAATGGACGGAGTGGTATTCGCAATCGTCAAAACAGGTAAGCAAATCAAGCTTAAAAAACTAGCAGCTATTATTTTTCTCATATACTTCATACTTCACCATTTGTTATAAAGTTTTGACAAAATAACAATCAGTTTATTAAAAAACCACCCTTTTGAGTGGTTTTTTAATCATTTCATTAATCACTAGCTATTTTTTCAAGTGAATCAAATAATGATTCTTCTTCGGGTGGTTGCTCGTGAGGCATAAATATATAAGGATCTACATTTGTACCTTCTTTAACTTTAAATCTTGTGTAATGAGTCATCCAGCTACCAAAACTTTGCTCTAAACGGCGACCAAAGAAAAGAGAGCCATACTTTTGACGGTAGGCTCTCCAATACATTAATTCTTTGTGAGAAAGTTTCTGTTCAGCTTCTTCTAAGGTGTTTCCGCCGATTCCATTAATGACGAGTTCGATGAGGAGTTCTCTGTCGTCAAGTTCTTCGTCCGAGACTTTCCCAAAAAATTATTAATTTCATCAGATACTGCAAAAAGCGCATTAACTAAACTAGGCTCAGCCTTGTAAATGTCATTCACATTTGAGAAAAATGGTGTCCCTTTTTGGTCGGAACAGATTGAGCCAAGCAATTGGGCTGCTTGCATTTGAGTTGAATCAATTGCCTTAACTTTTGAAGCTTCAAGGTCTTGATAATTAACATCCCACTCAATTGCTTTTGAGACTTCACGGCTTTCTTTGAAGTTCAATTTTTTTACAAAAACTTCAGCTTCAAGCTCCTCAATTTGGCCTAGTTCAAGATCTTGATTCCCTGTTAGTTCTTTAAGTGACTTGATATTGCATTCAGTCACTTCAACCTGCCATTTTACTGTCTTTAAAATCGGAGCATTTAAGGAATTAATACTTTTCTTTAGTGCTGTAGTTGAAATCTTAGCCATTATTGAGTCACCGTGCGTTTAGTACGAGTTACTTTCGATGTACGGACTAAGGTATATGAATAACCTAGAGCCGCATCAACTTCGATATCGTTTGGCGCTGCATCATTTACATAACCCTTAAATGATAGCCACATACGATCCTCTGGAAGATCAATTTCTTTAGTAGTAGCATTGTAAGTTGGAGGTGTTTTTGAATGACTTGAACCAATATACCATTCCAATTCCTGACCCGTTGCTGCCAAATCACCAAGTTTGTCATGACTTGCATTTTCATCGTCATAATCAATGTCAAATGAACCTTCACCCGGATCACGAATACCGCGCAAATACTTTTTGGATTCTGCTTCTAGGCAAGTCACGTCAATTTTCCCAAATGAGTCTTGACCGAAACCAATTTTTTTCATACAGACGAAACGAAAAACTTGCCCATCAATGACGGCAAATGCCTGTGTACCTTGTGTTTTAACATTAGCCATTAAGAGCGCTCCTTTTAGGCATAAAAAAAGCCACCGAAGTGGTGGCATTGGGGTTGTAAAAGTGGTCTATTGGAGCTGGAAGTTTGTCATTTCGGGTTGAAATACCATTTCCAGCTCTTTGATCTCGTTATCTAAAAATTGCTTTTCTTGCTTCCATGCATTCATATCTTTAGCTGAACAACTCACCTCCTGTTTTCTCTTTGCGCGATAACCAACTACATGGTTGTATCTAGCCCAATTTGATTGAAATACCTGTGTAAGTTGCTTTGTCATCCAGTTAAAGGCTTCAATAAACTGCTCTTTAATCGCATCGGCTTTTTCACCATTGAAGCCCATAACTAAAAACATCCATCCATCTTTAGTCATTTGATAGAACTTTCTAGGCTTTCCATTCTGTAACTTGTTGTTTTCAAAGCAAAGCGCAAAATTGCGTTCACGGAACTTCTGTGAGCACTTCATATTTTTTATTGATCTAAGTACATCAGAATGTCGTTTTTCAAATGCCTCAGCTACTGCATAGCTCGTGGTTTTGGCTTCGCCATTATCATTGGTAACCAAAGCTCGTAAATTCAATGTCGTCATCATGTTCATAAGATTTCCTCTTACTTGCTCATGTTCAAATAAAAGAACTGGCAGGCACACTGAACATGAAAAGTGTGCTTTTCGGGGATCAGCCTAGCCAGTGGTTGCCTGAGAGCAGGCATAAAAAAACCTGCCGCTAAGGACAGGTTTATTTAGAAGTAAATTTTTTAGCGGTTTACGATCCAGCTAACATCAAAAGAATAGTGGGACATTCCTGTTACGGGGTCCTTATCTGCCTCGCCATAACGAACCACATAACAATCAAGTTCAATTGCAAAGCGAATTGCTTTCGCAACCTGATCAACAACATCCTCATCAGTTGCATATACATCAATTTGAATAATTGCATTGTCTGAAACAGGGCGTGAATCAAGATTGCTATTAGAATCACCAGAAATTGTTTGCCATGTCACATATGGCGCTTGTGGCTCATCTGGAGCACTTCCAAACTTCCAGACTCGCAAAATTCCATCGCTTTCAAGTAGAGCCTTAACCGCTGGATCTGCTCTGGCTAAATTAAAAATTGGAACATCAATCATTAAGCTGCACCTAAAACCACACTGAGTTCAAAATTAAATACTTGAACAAACTTATCTGTTATCTGTTCAATGTTTTCGTAAAGCGCTGGTCTTAAAAATGGGGTGGCGGGCTGTCTACTTGTACCTAACTCAAGGAATCGCCAGTAAAAGACGCGACCATCTGCTTGATACGTTTTTCCAACACGCCCAGCACGTCTATTTTGAGCATTGTTTGTATATGGGATACGTGCACCACCACGCACTCCCACGCGCATAACCAAAGTGTTTTTATTTCTACTCCGGCCATTTTGAACCACAATTTCTTTCCAGATTTTTTCTGGAGTGGTTGGATCATCTAGGCGTTTAACTTTTTGACGAGCTGCATCTCTTGCAATATTCATTGCCTGCCGCATCGCTTTACGGGCAATACGTTTTACAGTCTTGTCATTGCCAATTGCCTGCATTTTTCTTAAAGCAGGCTCCAAACCATGTATTTGAGTAGCCATAAATCACCCATTCCATGCTTTATCACCTGTTGCAAGGTTGATAGTTAAATACTCACGGCGTGAGTCAGGATCTCGCATCGGGTTTCCATCAATCTTGTAATAGTACCCATCAAAAAGAACCCGCATTGTGCTATCAACTTGTTTTGTTGTGCTGCTATATCTCACCTTAGCACGGGCCTGTATCGAGCTATTGGCTGCTTTGGCCGCAATAACATCCCTTGTTGAAAGGTCGGTAACTTCTGCCCAAATTGTTGCAAAATTAGACCATGAGGTGATTAATTTTCCTGTCTTTTGGTCTTGGGTTTGTATGGGCTTTTGAATGGTGATGCGGTGACGTAGGTCGCTTGCTTTCTGTCCCATAAATACCTCAAATAGCAGTAGGATTGCGAAATTTATAGAGCAAAGCTCTTACTGGAGGTGGTAGATAATTGCCATCAACCATCATTCCATTTTCAAGATTTCGATTGCTATCGTAATAACCGCATAGAAGAAGAACCGCTACTTTAAATTGATTTGGATAATTGCCATCTGCAAATTCATCGGTCACATAATCTAAGACGGCTTGTTCTGCCGCTTCTCTATATGCTTCTAGCTCTAAATCATTGTCGTTTGAGTCATACCGCAAGTGAGCCTTAACAGTGGCCAAATCTGTAATTGACATTATTTAGCCCCCTTCACGCAAAGCTTAAAGTTAGCATGATCAAATTCGCCAGTATGATCCTTTTCACAGTGCCACAGACTTCCTTTATGGGTCACAAATTGGCCCATTTGATATTTTTCATTAACAGAAAAAACGCCTTGATAAAGTGAATCAAAAGATTTCTGGGCATCATTTGTTTTTTGAGATGAAGATTCAGATTTTCCAAATGGATCGTCTTTAGAATCCCGTTTTGAAAGTGCCTCAAGTGAGAAGTTTTGTTGTTGCATATAAATTGCATCACCACCAAGAACAGGAAGCATTCCAATTTTTGCTCGGCCTTCATTTGGCGTTAAAATACAGCCTTTGACATCTTCACGAATCATGTTGTGGAATCTTTCCGAGTCCATACGAATTAACGTGTCAATATCAAGGAAGCTTTCTACTTTAAATGACTCTAGGTTTAAACCTTCATCAATTAAGTTTTCACGAGATTCAATAAATGCTTGCAAGCAATCAGAATAATAAATACCGTTTGCCTTTTCTGGGTCATCCGGAACAGTTCCAATCCCTATCTTGAAGGGAGGGACATTAAATACACTACAAACAACACGACCTGACATTTCTAAAAGCTCAAGCATTTGGGAATCTGCAGCACTCATACCTAAAACTGTATAAGTCATTCCATCACCAATCACAGCAGTTTTGCCATAATTAGACCCAGAATAGTTTTGATTCCATCTCGCTTGAATTTCTTCTGCCTTTTCTTTTGCGATTGGACCGGGAGCAACCAGAATTCCGCCCGGTCTACTACCATTTCCAAAGAAGTTTGCAGCATTATTCAGGATTTTCACCCCCATTTTTGCAACTACACCACACGCCATAATTGGTGATAGCCCTACTAATGGATGATAAAAAGTATTAATCCGATCATGAATAATTTCAGAAGCTGGTAGAATTTCAGATTCTGCCTGAGTCAAACAATCCTTACTTAATTGGTAAAAGACATTCCCATTTTTATCAATTAGCGGTGTTACCAAATCGGGGTTTAAAACCACCATTCGATAAACCTCACCAAAGGCATCGCGTAATTTCCAAACGTAGGTATTGCCGCGCAATAATAGACTTGATGTCCATTGTTCTTGAAACTGTTGCCATGTCTGATAGTTATTTGGCTTTTTTAACACCCGAAGCTTTTCTGGGATGTCAGCATGTACCAGAACACCATCAACTTTAGTTTTGAGTACAATAGGAAGTTTGCCGATGTCTTTAGAAATAAGGCTCACACAAGAAAATACAGCATCGGATGCTGTCAGCTCAGTGCGTGTTAATTCATCATTTTTCTGCCATGCGCCAGAATATGGCTCTTGAACGGTTAAACTATTCCAAACATTTTGCCCAGAAGTATGGACACTTTGGAGGCTTTTTTTACCTTTAAACCAGTCTCTAATGCCCATAATTACCGCCTTATTCGATTGGTTTTACTTCTTTTTTAGGTTTAGCGGGTGCCTTTTTTTGCTCTTCATAAGGCTTTGCAACACCTATTTTAATTAGGACATTTGCTGCCAAGTCTGGTACATCCTTAATGTCACCAACATTGGCATCATGCATTTGCTTTAAATATTCAATTTTCATGAGACTGTTCCTATAGCTAAACAATTGTGATGTTTAGATATAAAAACAGCCCAATTAAGGGCTGTTTTTTCTAATCAATAGATTCAATCAATTAAGTGTATTGAATGAAGCTTGCAGCAATCGGACGGCGTTTAGCCCAAGAAACAAAACGTTCAGCACGAATAGCAAATTTATTTTCTTGCCATAAGTTATGAACAGTTGTTCCATCAACTAAAGTTGCTTGGTCAGAGTAAGCAATTTCAACTTGACCACCATCTGCCATCAGAATTTCAGATGTTTTAACAAGAATAATCACATCACCCACAGTTTCAGATTCAATAACTGGGATGCCGCCTAAGGTCTTCTGATTAAGTCCTGCTTCCATGCCTTTAAAGTAGGTATTGCCTAAAGCATCGCGCATATCTGCAAGCTCTGCAGCCTTAACTTCACTCATAAGGTAGTAAGCACCAGCAAGAGAAAGGTTGTTAGATAGGAACTGAGCACGTAAAGCACGCAAGTCATTAGCAACTGCTTCAGGTGTATTACCTGTTGAAGTAATTGGCGTAACGCCATTTAAAAGACCTGCTGGCTTTTTGGTGGTTCCTGCACTAGCGCTAAGGAATTCAGCATCAGTGAATTGAGCAGATGAAGCAACCAAATCATCACGAATTAATACATCAACTGCTGGATCGCTGCCCTCTAAAAGCTCAAGGGTGTAAACCACAATTGCAGCTACTTTATGCTTGCCGACTTTGACATCTGCGTAAGTTGGATTAGTTAAAGGCTTGGCCTCGCCCTCACCAACCCAAGCCGTCATAGAACCTGTCGCCTGCGCGGGAATTTCAACATTAAATGGAACTTTTCGGAATTGCAGCTTATCAAGCACTGTATTAGCGCGAAGCAATTCAATGTATTCACCTACTAAGCGGTTTGTATGCACCAGTGGTGAAGCAAAACCAGCATCAGTCGTTGTACCTAGAGTGGCCTTTTCAATTAAAGCAATTACCTCTGGCGGCTCACCCAAGCTTTTTGCAACATCAACTGCTGATTTATAGTTACCTTTTTTCGCTTCAATTGATGCAATCATTCGACATTTTACGAACTTTGCAAACCCAACACCTTTTTCGATATTAGATTCAACTTCAATTCGCGGTGCAGGATTTCCACCACCAGCAGTATTTGCAGCTTCTTCTGGAGTTCCGCCCGCTACAGGTGTTCCATTTTCCCCAGCTTCTTCGGCCTGCTTGATCATTTCTTTTACACGATCAATATTTTTTTGAATTGTGGCAATTTCTTCATCAATAGCAGTAATTTGCCCTTCTTCTTCTTCATTAGGTGTGCGCTGATCATCTAATGCCTTAGTGATAACACCCTGCTTTTCTGCTTGTTTTTTTGCCAAAGCATCAAGCAATTGTTTTAAATATTTATTCATAGAGATACTCCACCCTTTGTTGGGCTACCAAGTTTTACGGTTACGTGTTTTTGCTCAGATGAAACGCCACCTGAAACGTCTTGAGGTAAATTGCCCAACGCGGCCTTATGTTCCTCAAATGCTTTTGAATACTCTGCTACTGCATCTTTGTTGCATGGAATGGTTACAAGGCTTGTTTCGTACCATTGCCACTTATTGAACTTGAACCCACCACCTTCAAGCTGCTCAACATCGTTCCAATCAGCTAAAAAACCAATTGATAAGCCTTTGATTAAGTTGTATTTGAAACTTTGATAAGCCTCTTCAACTCGCTCTTTTAGGCGACCTTCTTCTTTGATTTCAGGAAAGGTGAATTCAATTTCGATTTGGTTTTTACTGATTTCGACATAACTGATTATTCCAACCGGCGCTGTTGCGTCATGGTGGAAAAGGAATGGCATAGGCAAGTCATAAGAGGCACCTTCTGGAACCATAATGTCTTTAGCCCGGTCTTGATCGGATGTTGTAGCCACACCCCGGAAAGTCCGCTTTTGCTCATTGATGCTCTTAATTTCAAAAGAGCTAAATGATTTCTGTAGAGCAGGCATTTAAGCTCTCCCTAAAAAGAAAAAGCCCGCTATATGCGGGCTTCAAGTTAAAAAAATATTTAGAAAAAATAGACGTTGTAATCTTTGTTTGTTGGCTCCGGGTTCATGGTCATTAGAGCCACGGCGTTAAAAGTTGCAATTAAAGGGTCAATTTTACCTACTCCAGACTCTTGCTTGGTTATTCGCATACCATTGCCGACCATAACAACACGAGCGTTACCTGCTGCCCAAGTCATTAGTTGCTGACCAGCATGGAAGAGATTGCCTTCTGCCAACTTGCGTTCAGTGGTAAGGATATAACCCATCAATTTATGGCCTTGTGGAACTGCAAGCATTGACTCTTCAGGTATGCCAACCTCAAGCAGCCCATCAAGTAATCCGCCTAAACCGAGTGGATCTAGTCCAATTTTATAAAGCTTGCCGCTGTCATAGACTTTCTTAGCAATTGCTGCCAATTGGTCGATATCTTCGCCAACTTTCTCAACTACAGTCAGACTTCCCTCTTTTTCAAAGTCTTGGTACTTTGGGATGTTTTCTTTTCGGCGCTCCAAAGCAACTTTATTTGCCCATGCATGATTCCAAAGCCACCAGACGCGGGGATCTTTTTTAAGACGCCCTAAAACCGCGGATCCAAGCAAATCATCTAAACCACCGCCATCGATACCAATCGTAATGACATCAGATTGCTCAATTAATTGATCTAGCCCAAAAACATGTTTTTGTTGATTCCAGAACTCTGCACCAGCCCATCGATTTGCACGTAAATTCATGCCAATTTCGATGTTTAAATGTTTGGCCAAGAAGTCTCTAAGAGATTCTTCACCAGCATCTTTAACTTTGTTAAATTCCGAAATCAGATATTCAAGATCAACCGAAGCACCCAAGTTTGGGTTTGTGATGTA